TCACCTTTCATTTCACCTGCATCAAACTGATTGACATCAGTGGGTGTCAGCAACATTCCCAGGCTGTCAATCACAAACATGACCTTGGGACGCTCACCGTCGGGCAAGGCCTTGTAGTCGCTCATGAATGTGCTGATGGTCTTGGCAACATCATCAATCATGGCCATGCTTAATTTCAACAGTTTGCTTTCGCTAGTGTCCACCCCCAGAGCCTTGAGCCAATCTTCGTCAAGTGCGTTTTCACTATCAATCAGCACAACAAAGATACCTTGTTGTTGTGCGTTTCTGGTAATGTTACCAGAACAGATATAACTTTTACCTGCACCCGATTCACCAGCAAACACAGTGACCTTGCCAAGTGGAATACCCTTGTTGAAGTCGCCGCTGATCAGATAGTTCAAGGCAAAGTTGCCTGTGCTGATCCAATCAGTGGGGTCGTTGAAGCCAATGCTGAGGCCATCAATGCTCTTGGTGATTTCCTTGCGGAACTTGCTTACATCAAACGGTTTTGCCATGTTAGTCTTCCTCTCGTAATTTGTATAAATCTGCAAAAATTGTTCTGCTGTCCAGGCCTCGACGTTGATCCAACTGTGCTATGTGTTGCAAAGATCCTGACAGGTCCTTGTCAAAAGGTTGTTGTACATAGTGTAACATGTTGCGATAACTGTCCTCTAACAAGTAACCGGGTCGGAGATCAATCCTGTTTTGTAATTCAATCTCTAGTAATTGTAACACACTGTCTGGTAAATGTCTAATGTTTAGGTGCTCTGGGCCCAGCAAGGCACCTATCACAAAACTGTTGTTGTGGAATCCCAAACTTTTCAAATAGTCTACACAGTCAAAAATTGATCTGGGATTCAACAAAAACCAAATCATATTGAAACTGATTTTGTGATCCAAGGTTTGGATATATTTGAGATTGGTCACAAAATCTTGCCAAGATCCGCCAAATCGAATATATTCAAATTCATCAGCCATGCTTTCCACACTCACAGTCCAATGCACATTTTTGAATTTACAAATGCGTTCAAACACCTGTGTATCGGTCCTGCTGAGATTGGTATTGACCCGGATTGTCACAGCTGGATCAAGTCGATCCAGTAATTCAAGATTCTCACGCATGAGCAAAGGCTCACCACCGGCCAAATAAACATGTCGCAGTCGATGTGCCTGATTGAGTATGTAATCTTTGAAGTGTTGTTGTTGCTCCTGAGATGGAGCTGGCAAGGTCACTCCGATTTCGGCACCCCATCTGCTGCTGAATTCTGGTCCGCAATACACACACGCAAAGTTACACAGATTGGTCCACCGCACATCTATAGTTTGCAGATCAAAGTTACCAGGTTGATAGGTTTCAACTGGAACTTGTTTGAGTTCTCGTATGTAAAAAATCCTATCACTCACAATGTCGTGACGGTGTTTTCCACGTTCCAAATGATAGCAGGGCTGACATCCAGACACCGGTTGACCGGCGTCAATATTTTGTTGAGATTGATAATTTTTTTGACCCAGCAAAATACTTTCAATGGGTGTCTGTGCTAGATTGCCAATGGGCTCGGCACTTCGTATGCAGTTTTTTACTGTGCCATCCACATTGTACATGAGCCCTGTCCAGGGCACAGGACAAAAATACGGATTGGTTAACATATCTCTTGGTGTCATTGATGTGTGGGTCCTAAACTGATGTCTGGTATGACCAAACATTGATTATTGGCCAGATCAAATAATTGCAATAAGCCTTCGGCCCAGATGTCTGGATCTGCTGAGGGAGGCACTGTCTTGGTGTTGGTTGTGGCTATGTCGCCGGGTCGTACCACCGTAAACTGTATTTGGAGATTGCGAGACCGTAGTTGTGCCACTGCTTGCTCCAAAGTTACTTTTTGCAGTCTGTAATGATCCATGGCCAACCCAGGCAAACAACTCACAGATTCTTGTGTCATCATGGTCGAAATAACTATTATGTGTTTGCGTGTGTTGGTCCAACGTTCTGCCATTTCAAACAGCAGTTGAGTCTGAGCGTAACCAGCTTGTGCATTGTTCACAAACACATCACACGGCTGGATCTCATCGCAAAGTTTCATGGTATTGTGTATGTTGTAGCCTGTGTTGCGACTAAATCCCACCGTGTCATGACCACGTCGTTGATAGGCCCGGGCCAAGGCACGACCGATGCCAGCTGAATGTCCGGTTATGGCTATCTTCACAGGATTCCTCTGAGGTTTTTTTGCTTGAGTATGTATGCTTGTGCCTGATCTCTATCTGGATTATCTACCGCCAATGCCCAGGGTTCTTTGAGATAAGCGTATTCATGATCAATGCCGTGTTCTTGGGCAAAAGACTGTATGTTGGGCAAGTCGTCAACATTGAGCACACTGACTGTGGTCCAGAGATTTAGACGCACAGGCATGGATCGGTACTGCATCAAGTTGTTGTAAAAGTCAGACCAGGTCAACGGCCATCGCACTAATTCATGCACTGGACCAATACCATCGCAACTGGCTGTCACAGTGACTTGTATGCCCAGCTTGACAACATCTTCCAGTTCATGTAACACTGTGCTACAGTTGGTATTGACTCTAAGAGTTTGTAGGTTAGGTGGCAGATTGTCCAGCAGTCTTTTGTAGTTTTTGCTGTAGCTGGGTTCGCCGCCGTTGATGTCAAGATGCACTATGCGTTCTTGTGGCAAGGACCAAAATTGGTCACTGTTGTCAATCACAGGAAAGTTACGACCGCCAAGACTACCTATGCGAGTGCTCAGTTTTTCGTCGCACATGAGACAAGCCGCATTACAGATGTTATCTAACACTCCCCCCACCTGCAAATAGTCAGGCCGGTCAGTGGCCTTGTGCAGTTCCAAGGCATGCAATCTTATGCTGCGACCATTTTCTTTTTCAGTTTGTTGGCATCTTACACATTCGGCCGGCCAAGAATCAAACCGCATGACTTCTTTGATATTGGCCAACCATGAGCTTGCTTGCATAAAAGTCAGATCATCATACTGCGGAGCATTGACCATGTGGCCGCAACGACTCACAGTGCCATTGGGATTAAATCTGACAAAATGATCAAGTCTTGGGCAATACATTCAAAATATCCAAAGTCTTTTGAAATACCAGTTCATAAAGTTGGGCATGATTGATCCGCACATGATCGACAAGATCTGTGACTTTGATAGTCTGTCCAACGTGGTCCAACAAGATCTGATCCAAATAAAAATACAGGTCTAACTTGGACCAGTCAAATGACTCTATGCGTTGTTGCAGTTCTGGAGTCACGGGCACAACTTCACCGCGGCTGTGTTTTGAAGTCAAGGCACTGATTTCGGTCACATGGCACAGTTTTGCCCGAACATCTGGTACATGTCTGGCCAGGTTCAGCAACCAAAAAAACTGCGGAGCATAATGTCTGTTCAAAAACAAATAATGATTTACAAAATATAATGTTGTGCGCAGGTCAAGATCCAGGCCTTGATCCGCAAGATGTTGCACATAAGTATTGACTCCGCTGACAAATCTTTGTCGCGGATCTCTTACAAATACCTGTACAGGATCCTGTATGTGGCGTATTTTGTCCTGAGACATAAAAGTCCACCCATGAGATTCCATGCTTTGATGCAGGCTACTCCGCCCACATTTGAAAATAGGATAAACAAAATGCTGTGAGGCAATTTCAATCACCTCACAGCTATCCGGGAAGATAGTGTTATCTACTTCCGAAAACATACTTACTGCTTTTGACGGCTACGAATCATGGCCAAGATATCCTCGGCTTTTTGTGTACCGGGTTTGGCTTGGACCGGAGCAGATGACGCCGGAGCATCATCTTCGTCGTCGACGTTGCTGACTGCAGGCGCAACTGATTTGGCCTCAGGTACAGCAGTGTCTTCATCTGCATGTGCCGCACCAGGAGCACCAGGTGCTGTGATACCAGCCGGACGGAAGTATTGACTCCAACGTTCGGTATCATAGCTCTGTCCATCTACCGACGCTTCGAACATCTCTTTGATGACTCGGACTTCGGCTTCGGTGGGTTTCTTGGGCAAAAATGTGCTCAAATCAAACAGGCCATGCTTTTCCACTGCGGCCTGTTCGGCTTCGGTCAAGGCTGATTCTTTCCTTGCCCACTTGCTGGTGTTGTAGTCAGCAAAACCGCCTTTGCTGGTCTTGGTGACGCGGAAGTCTAGACCATGTTGCAAGTCAGTTGGTAGTTCTTCTAGATCAGGATCCATGAGTGCGCTTTTGATCACAGCAAAGATCTGAGGACCAATGATGAATCTACGGATGGGATTCTCTGGAGTCTTGTCATCGCTGAGTGGATTTTCACGCACAAAGCCTTGGAAAATATAACTGCGTTTTTTCCAGTACTTACGACCCATGTCTTCCAGGGCCTTGTCCTTGAACCAAGTGCGAACTTCTGTAAGCACTGGACAGGTTTCTTGCCACATTTCCATGCACGGAACCTGAACAAATACCTGTTTGGAATCTGCCTCGCCCTTGATGCCATTGAATGGCAGGCGTATCATGGCCCGTTCTTGCCAAAAAAATGTGTTCTTGGTGTTGCCATCGGGTAAGAAACGGAGTGTGGCACTTTGGCCTTCTTCCATGTTCCAGTGTGGATAAATTCCATTGTCTCCACCTGTACCTGTGCCGCCTTGTTTGGATTCGCTGGCAGCCAGTCTTGCGCGAATTTCTGCTAATGATGCCATAGTTAAGTTGCCTTTCTAAAAGTTTACTATGTGTTGCCTATCTAAATGTTTAGAT